GGGATCTTTTTTCCAAACCTCTATAATGTATTGCTGTACCTCTTCTTGATCATAAAACACGTTATTTTTGATACCTTTTTTAGTTTTATAACTTTCAGTAACATGCTTTTTATTGAAAGATATAAAATTAAACCAATCTTTGTTAAAATTAAATTCTTGTTTAAAAACATTTTTAACTAATAAATAATTCCTGTCATAGGAAAGATCGGACAAGAAAAGATTGCTTTTTTCTTTTCTATGCTCTTTTTTTATAATGTTTAAAAATTTTTTATCTATCAACTCAATAAGATCGCAAATTTCTCTCCCTCCTACTTTATAGCCTTTTTTTAAATTATCCCAAATATTTAAAGTGTTTACTACGCTATCCTTAATTGAGTAATTAAAATCTCTCGTCATACCTACAGTGCTTTTAGATTTCCAAAGGAGATTTTTTTTCACTAATTGTTTTTTAAAATCAAATGTCCAGTGCCCGGTTCTAGCACACATAATCCAATCTTCTTTTGAAAGATCTCTTGCAATTTCATCTAAATCAAAAATATCTATTATTTCTCCTTGAACTATTTCTCCCGTATCCTTACCACCTACAATCTTGGTTTTAGGGGAAAATTCTTTTTCCTCCCTGAACTCGGAACTAATTTCTTTTATTATACTTTGGGAAAAATCCTTTATTTTCTTAGGTAGTCTGTATGATTTTGGTAAGTGTATGTTGTCATCACTTTTCCAGTTACGAAATTGTTCTGAATCAGCGCAGTTAAAACCGTAGATACACTGATCATCGTCTCCAGCCAGGTAAATTTGTTTGTCCCCTGTTCCTTTAAACATTTTATCTAGAACTTCCCACATTAATGGATTTAGATCCTGGCATTCATCCACGAATAAAATATCATAGTTAGGGAGAACTATGTCAGGCGCCAAAGTCCGGGCCAACATATCCGTAAAATCTATTATTCCGTAGTTTTCTTTAAAATCTTTATATGTGTTGTAAGTAAATTCTAAGTCATCTAATTGTATGTTATTGAAGTTGTAATCTTCCTGAATTACTTCAAAATAATGCTTAACTGATAGCCAAGAATCTCCGTGGAAAAAAGTGTTACGTCCTTTAGTAATTAAATCCAGTTTGTTTTCTAAAAATTTTCTTCTTTCTCTTTCTTCCTCTTTTTTTTCTTCATCATCATCTTCCGGATCATCTTCTTTTCTTATTTGTTTTTTATATTGCTCTCTGGTAACCCACTCAGATCTAGGCCAGTTTAATATTCTATTTAAATATTTTTTATCTGCGTTGCTTAATAATTGAAGTTCTTTGGGTAAAGCATCTTTGCACAGAGAATGGAGGGTTCTTATGGAATTTAATTCCTCCTCCTTAAAATTAAAGTCATCTTTACATCGGATCTGAAGAGTGGTAGCGGTTGCTCTAGCATATCCCACTAAGCAAATTTGTTCTTTACTATAACCATAATCTAATTTTTCTTTTAGAATTTTTAGTAGTCGATATGTTTTTCCCGTCCCGGGAGGACCCCAAATTTTAGTTGTTCTATACAAATCAGGGACAATTTTTTTCAAAAGAACTCCTTTCTTTCATTTGAAAACTCTATTTTTTCAGGTACTAATGCTTCGTTTTCAAAATTAATGCTAGAAACAGAATAAACATTTCTTTTCACGTTTCCTTGAATATGTAATTTTTCTCTTGTTACGCCACCCATTTTTTTCAAAAACAAGTGAGTATTCTCTTCTGAAAATTTCCATTTCTTTTCGTCCACTAAATGAGTAAATAAATTGTCAAAGGTAAAATGAACCATTTTTTTCTTCGTATCAACAAAAGGTTTTC